ATGTGCGGGTAAATCTTGTTGTAGTAAGCCGGTGGGGAATCAAGCCCCGAACCAAACAAGTAATAAGACCTTAACGAATCGTATGTTCCTGTGCGCTCCTGAATGCTAACGGAGCATTTATCAACCAGGTCATTGTAGAAATACTCGCGTTGAACGGGATCGTCAGGGATTCTCATGTTGATAACTTCAAGTTTTCATGGTCACGGATAACCACCGATGGTTGCGGTTTGCGCAATGCTATACCACTTTCTTTAACCGCTGACAAGCCTCCAACGGTTTCGCCTCTAATGGAATTAAGATTGTAGTTGCCTATTTGTGACGGATTACCCCATTGCACTCCGAATGGATTCTGAGGCTGTGCAGCCTGTTTGTTTTGCAACAAAGCATGATTTTGGTGATCACCTTCTCTAGACGACTTAATGTCACTCATGCCGTAGTCATTAGCCAACTCACGCAATGTGGTGTCAGCGTGTTTCGTCTTATCAGATTTCATCCCAACGGGTTGCAAGAACACCAACTGTATATCTGTTGTGCATCCATGAGGGCATTCCGGTTTATTGCTTTCAAAAAAACCATGTGCAGGACATTTGTAATCATGATAAACGGCCATGTTTTCTCCTTATTTGAGCATCTAAGTCATCTCGACGGTAATCATCTGCTTTTGGCCGCACACCAATATTGAGCTTAAATTGATTGCCATCAAATTCAATCAAGTTGCGCCTCACCATGGTTTGCTTAGGCTTCTTGCGAAACTCTAAATAAACATCACGCCTGAATCGCATGACAGCAACGTCACCGTTAATCCATTGCTCATAAGCACGATTGACACGGCGTTGCACAAACTCTGTAAGCGGGTAATTCTTACGCTGAAACACATCCCTCAAATGATCTTCTGTAAGGCCACAAAGCTCAGCAAAAAGACGAATGGAGATGCCGCGCTTCTTATCAGCAAAAAACTTTTCCATGACTTCCATCATGGCTTCTTTATTGAGGCCCGACACCGAGTGCTTTCAAGTAGTTGTTGATCTGCCGATCCATGATCGGTTCTTGTACAGGCGTTATCGCCTCTTCCTTCCTTGCCCTAGTCATACGCATTTGCATCAATCGCGGCATGAGCTGCTCGGCATAAGCCACGCAAGCGAGTGCTGTGGCAATCACCCGATCATCCTTGTTGCGCCCATAAGCAGCAATAGAACCATTGTCTCGCACCACTGACTTCATTTCTTCAAGCAAGTCCATCGAGTAAACATTCATCATCCCGCGCTCAAAGTAATCCTTAAAGTAATTCAACATCCTTTCTTTAGATGAATGCGTGGTCAAGTAACCGAGCGAATTCGAGACACCACCTAGCGAATCATTCCTGCGCCACAGGTAATGCTGCATGTGCGATAAGACATCATCCAAGCGCCTCGCCTTTTTCGGCTCCATCGTCTGCGCTTGTCGCCTCAAGTTACGCATCTCATTGATCACCGCCTGCCCTGGGCCATTGACTTCTAGGTTCAAGGTTGAGTTTTTATAGGCCCCTGCCAGGTAGCAAATGATCCATGCAAACTGGTAGGTGTTGATCTCTGAGGTAGCAAACTCTGCAACTTGATCAAGTCCATCCGCATACGCTCGATAGATCTGTATGCAGAATCGATCTGCCCAGTCAGAGCTTCCATACGCTGGGTCTGCTCCAATAACATAGTAGGCGTTATCAATCGGCTCCTCCCACAATACCAATGTCGCCATGCGTTCAGTGCTTTGAATCAATTCCGTATCTTCAAAATACTGGCCCATTGAAAATCGGTAATACCTTGGTAAAAGTTTCTTAGCCACCTTCGCCTGATCTGTACACCTTGTGTGACTGAAAAAACTACTGCCAGTCATGATAAAAGCATAGTCTTCAGTCGGCGGAAACTCCTGATACATCAAGGCTTCATCTTTTAAGCCCTCATTTAATTTCCAACGCCACCAAGCAATCTGCCTTGTATTAACCTCTACTTGATAGAGTTTTTTAACCTCTCTTGTCCATTCCTTCTCTTCTGGACTTAACTTCCCATCCCAGTAAACCTTATACACATCCGACTTTGGATCAGCCGCATAAAGCTCATTTCTCCACCAGCCACAAAAGATCGCCTTCTGCGTTTTAGCCTTCTTAGCCACCTGCCACATGTCATGCCACATATTGAAGCCACGGGCCGTGCTTTCAAACAAATAAAGCCGATTCGGGTTCTTCTCAGCCAAAGAAGCCAGCAAGGAAGCTAGCCCCTCCTCATCACCCCAACTCGATGTCTCAGTACCATGCAGGTAAGTAATCCCCTTGCCACGCCCTAGCGACCCCTTAGCTCGCAATCCTGCCACCTGGTAAAACAACCTCGACCTATTCTTCAACACCATCTGATTCCTGTTATGCGTCATCAAAGGAATCTTGTACTCCGGTGGCAAACCATCCATGTACATCGCTAGTGTCGTTCTGAACTGATCCCTGTTCTCTTCTGTATCCGTTGTCAAAGTCCCCTGAAACCCAGGGTTCTTAAAATGCCAGTAAAGGTCTAAGGCAAGCGAGATCGTCGTAATCCCTAACTGCCTGCCCTTCAGAATCACAAAGAAATGCGTACCCTGATTCAACCCCTTAGCAATCTCTTCCATCACATAGGTCTGGCTGCCCAGTAAGCGCTGTCCAAGCCGCTGTATGCCCATCTCTTTTGTCTCTACCTTCAGTTCCCTACAGAACCTGTAGAAGTGCTGTAAATCAAAGTTCATTCAGTACCTGGTTCATATTCATACTTCATACAAGGCTTCTCAGCCAATAAGCCATCCCTGATACAAATCAATATCACTTCCCTACTTTCCTTGCTTTCCTTTATGCCAATCTCTTGGCTCCATCTGCACGTTTTGCATGAGGGCTTCCAGTCCATAATTCTCCTTTAACCACAATACCGTCTTTTGCTCATCAGCCGTTAAAGGTCTTTTCTCCCCCTCTTCGGCATACCATCTCATCGCTTGGTATGGATACGTCTTATCCCCTTCCGTATACCGCTTAATCCAAGCCACCTGAATCGCATGACTCACTCAACACGCCATACCCTTACACCACCATCTACCTTCCTCGCCGTAAACTTCTTCCCACTCTTTCTCCACTCTCGATAGTTCGCATTACATAACCTACCTAAATCACCATCTTGTACATAGAAACTATCGCCTAGTTCTAATACATCGTATGGGTATTTAGCAATCTTTTGCTTCTCCGGTATCTCTATATTCTTTTCTAACGTCACCATAACCGTACATCTCCATATTGTCGATGTACGCATCATATCGTAAAAGCTATTTTTTCTTGGGGCGGGGATGGTAATAGTGCACTCAAAACCGGAGGCCCCGTCCCATTCGATGCGCCAATCAAGCTCGATCTGTGCGCTGGTTGCCTGGCCATTTCCTACCCGATCGGCCTTGCGCGGGTGATGAGTAGGCATGTCATGACGGGGAAAGGGTACGCTCCGACCCCTTGTATGGCCCTGTCCATTATCGATAAAATCGATCAAGATGGGGCGGTTAGATAATTACACCCATAACCCCCGATGCTCGAATGAGCATGGGGCTATTTATACAGTTACACACAATAGACAATACACACTATATATATGTAATGCTTAATGGCTAGTTACATATTATGTGTGCTCGGTGTTTGTTATGTATTTCTAGCGTATAAGACTTAAGTAGGGGTTACATGCCTAAGATGCATGAGATGATTCTCATACATCAACCAAATTGGAGTGTATGACATGACTACATTAGAAAACATCATTGCAGTAATCGTCTTGGCAATCATTGCCGGCAGTCTCGTTATTCCCGGCATTGCGGCCTTCGTTATCCATCTAATCTAAATCACTAGGGGGCTAACCACCCCTACAACCTAAACCTACTTGGAGATGAGCATGATCAAGATTAGCGTTACATCAAAACTAGACCGGATTAGATCTTGGAGCTTGCAAGCTCTTGATACTTGCCCAGGTTCAAGAGATAAGCATGGCGAGCTGGTTGATGCTTGCAAGGGATGCTATGCAACCACCGGCAATTATCGCTATCCAAACGTAAAGGCTCCTCGCGAGCATAACCGTGATGATTGGCAGCGTGATGAGTGGGTCTTCGATATGGTTACAGCTCTCTCAAATGATCGCTACTTCCGCTGGTTTGATAGCGGTGACATGTATTCGATTGATCTTGCGCGCAAGATATACATGGTCATGCAAGCCACTCCCCATGTTAAACACTGGCTTCCGATTAGGATGCACAAGTATCCTAAGTTTCAAGCAATCATTGCATTGATGCGCAAGCTTCCAAATGTGGTTGTCAGAGCTTCATCTGATTCAATCGTAGGCGAGGTCTTAGCCGATCAAATCCATTCAAGCACAATTTCAAGCTCATTTGATGATCAAG